GTTAACAATCACCAGATCTTGCCCGTTTTTGTGAGCGGGAAAGCTGGTTACAGGTTTATATAAAAAGGCCCACCGCACAAGTTTTCACAGACGGTTCAGGATACTTCTAATACATGCATGTGTGGCGAATGCTATGCATACCTCACCTGCATCTGGTGCAAGAAGGGCTTAGATAAGGTAGATGCAAAGCGATGCCATGAAAAAAAAATAAGAATAGCGTGCAGGAACGGAAAACATTGTGCTGTCTGTACATCTTGCCTGGAAAATGGGCTGTACCTTGAAAGGTCCCTTTTTCCTGGGCGACCCATCTACCCTGGAGACCTGTATGAGCCCGATCCATGGGTCATGTTCAACGACATTAGATGCATGTATTGTGGTGGATGCCTAACCCGCGACGAAAAAGAGAGACACAGACTGTTTTGTGAAGACTTCTGGATATTCAGGCATCAGGTGCGGGGACGTTGCTATCTCTGCACCAGGCATGGTTCACGGCCCCCGTACAAAGAAACACCTGCCGCCGTATGAATCACCTCCCCTCACACTGCTCCTAGAGCCAGTTGCTCCGGTGCAACAGACAGGCATTCAGGCACCGCAGAGGAAGCCACCTTCCCAGAAAGGACACAAAAAAGGACACAAGAAAGTTTATTCTGTGACTGTGCCTTGCAATGGATGTGACAAAAACCTGGAATTTTGTGCAAGAACTTCCAGCGCCACCATCTTAACGCTGCAAAACCTCCTGCTGAAAGACCTAGACTTCCTGTGCTCTACCTGCGAGACCAACCATGGCTGAAACTGCAGGTAGCTCGGGGCAGGGGGGGGGAGCTTATATCTGCTTTGAAGCCGACTGTAGCGACTCTGATACAGAGGTTGATTCACCTGTACAATGCTCTGATTCAAGTGATGAGGATCTAGTAGATAATGCCAATATCGTTCCGGGAAACCACCTGGAGTTGTTCCAAACGCAGGAAAAAGAGGCGGGAGAAAGACAGATTTCGCTTTTGAAAAGAAAATTCTGTTTGAGCCCGGGAACCTCAGAGGTCGAGGAGCTTAGTCCTGGGCTTGCCGGAATCAGAATCTCTCCGCCAAAGCGAAATCCGGTGGTTAGGAGAAGGCTTTTTGACGCAGGTGGGAGAGACGCCGTGCGAACACCGCGTGATCATGAAGTTAATAGTTCTCCTGAACCCAGGAGTCAGGTACAGTCGGGAAGTAGCAGTAGGTCTTGGGAGGGACATCTGGAATCCATTAACGAGCCTGCTAGTGACGGCAACATGGCCGCCGTGATGCACAAGTTGTTCAAGACTTTGTACATCGCGGGTTTTGGGGAGATAACACGCGTCTTTCAAAGTGATAAAACTAACAATAATCAGTGGGTGATAGCAGCCCATGGCGCATCAGAGGTGCTTTATGCCGCAAGCTTTGAAATACTGAGCAAACACTGCAGCTACCTGCAGGCGTCTAGGAAGGTGCATGAGACAGGAAGCATGTCTTTGTTCTTAGCTGTCTTCAATGTTGGGAAGAGTAGGGAGACTGTCAGAAAACTAATTTCAGGTGTCTTAAACACCCCGTGTAGCCGCCTACTATTGCAACCGCCGAAAATTCGTGGACTATGTCCTGCTTTATTTTGGTTTAAGTTGGGGCTCTCCCCAGCAACACAGACGCACGGTACGACTCCGGACTGGATTAAGCAGCAGACCAATGTGGCCTATAATACTGGGGAGGCCTCTAAATTTGATTTTGGCACAATGGTACAGTGGGCATATGACCACCGGCTAACAGAGGAGTGCAAAATTGCATATCAATATGCAAAATGTGCAGGTACAGACCTAAATGCGAAAGCATTTCTTGCAAGTACCAATCAGGCACGGCTGGTCAAGGACTGCTGTACTATGGTGAAACATTACCTGAGAGCTGAAGAGCAGTCATTAACCATTTCTGCTTTTATTAAAAGGAGATGCGATAATGCAACTGGAAAAGGCAGTTGGTTGAGCATTATGAATCTGTTAAAGTTTCAAGGCATCGAGCCCATTAACTTTGTAAATGCCTTGAAACCATGGCTGAAAGGCACCCCAAAACATAATTGCATAGCAATTGTAGGACCCCCAAATAGTGGGAAGTCTCTTCTGTGCAATACCCTCATGTCGTTTCTGGGAGGAAAGGTACTGACGTTTGCCAACCACTCCAGCCACTTCTGGTTAGCGCCCCTTACCGACTGTAGGGTCGCCTTGATAGATGATGCCACGCATGCGTGCTGGAGATACTTTGACACATATCTCAGAAATGTACTTGACGGTTATCCAGTTTGTATTGACAGAAAGCACAAATCCGCTGTGCAGCTCAAAGCCCCTCCCCTTTTGCTAACCAGTAATATTGATGTGCATGCAGATGAAAAGTATTTCTATCTGCAAAGTAGAGTCAAAACCTTCTATTTCAAGGAGCCGTGCCCTGCGTCTGATACTGGTGAGCCCCTTTTCTTTATTACTGATGCTGACTGGAAAAATTTTTTTGAAAGGCTATGGGAGCGATTAGATCTCAGCGACCAAGAGGACGAGGTTGATGAAGATGAGTGCAGCCAGCGATCATTTACTTGCAGCGCAAGAAACACAGATGCAATGCATTGAGAAAGATAGTCGCCTGTTACAGGATCATGCATGCTATTGGGGGGCAGTAAGAAGGGAAAAACTGTTATTATATGCAGCGAGAACAAAGGGGTTAAAAACAATTGGGTGTGTGCCTGTGCCTCCTTGTTCTGTTACTGCAGAGCAAGCGAAGCAAGCAATATGCATGCAATTGATTGTGGAGGAATTACTGCACAGTCCATGGGCCAAAGAACCATGGTCCCTTACAGACCTAAGCTGGGAGAGATATCAGGCTGCCCCAAAAGGGTGTTTGAAAAAAGGCGCCAGAGTGGTGGAAGTGGAGTATGATGGGAACTCTTCTAATAAGACTTGGTATACAGCTTGGAGTACAGTGTACGTGCGCGGAACGGAAGAGGAGGGCTGGGAGACTGCTGTCTGTGCTGCAGACGGACAGGGCATTTATTATTGCGCCGGGATGAGCAGTAAGGTGTACTTTGAAACCTTTGAAACTGATGCCCGCAGATGGAGCAGGACGGGGCACTGGACTGTGAGGGATAACGATGTGATATATCATTCAACCTTTGGTGCACCCCCTCACTCTAGAAACGACAGAGACTGCATCGAAGGATTCTGGAGCGACGCCGGGGAGCGTAGAGGCTCGAGAGGGTCCGACACAACCGACAGAGCCCTGCCTTACCCTGCTGCTCGACAATCCCCCATTTGTCGCCCCGTCAGAACTGGCGAAAACCGGAGTCGGGCCGTTCACCGCCAGGCTCCCTACAGCGCACCATCATCCCCGGGGAGTTCCGTGGGCCCCGATTCCCCCTCCGAGAGCTCGCGCCAGGTACCGCTGGTTTTGCTACCAGGACCATCAGATCCAGCGCCGCCGTCGCCGGACTCTACAGACGTAATCGCAGAGGGTGACAAGGAACCTGAGCGGTTCAGCATTCTCTCAAAACCAGGTGGGCAGCCATGTCTGATACTTAGTGGAAACGGAAACCAAGCTAAGTGCTATCGTTTCCGCTGCAAGAGATATTTCAGAGAACACTATCAGCACATAACGACCACCTGGTGGACTGTAGGAGAGCGAGGATCTGAAAGGCACGGAGATGCCTGTGTGCTGGTGACATTCAAAGACAGTTCCCAGAGAGGGGTGTTTTTGAAGCGAGTGCCTTTGCCACCTGGAATGCGCGCGCAGGCACTTACAATGATTGCGGACTTTTGAGAATGTGACTCTGGTAGCCGCAATACTGTGCAGTTTGCTCACCTTCATGTTTTACCTGTGTAGCACAGACTGCTGCATGCTGTGATGACATACGGTTTGCTTTTGTTTCTGGGGCTCACATTTGGACTACAGCTGATGCTACTTGTCTTTCTGCTGTTTTTCTTTCTCGTATGGTGGGACCAGTTTGGCTGCCGTTGTGAAAACATGCAGTTGTAAATAGTGTATATTGAGGTGTAGATATTCATTTGATCCTGTACATACATTTTCTCTATTTTTTTAAAAAATGCTGGTTGATAAACATACATAGGTCACAAACAGGTCATTCCATAACGTACAACATACTTTTTATAGGCGTGGAGTCTCTTATCTCTGTCCCTTTGTTTCTCTCTTTTGAACTGTTATCCGAGTCAGCAAGTGCCATTTTTGTTGCCATTTTCTTCAAGTGCCAATCTCCTAACTGCATCCCCAAGAGCTGGTGTAACGTCAGAAGAACAGTCGAGAATCTAGCCTTTGAAAGACTTTCAACCCTCAAACAGACCATGTGCATACCTCCTGTAACAGCAAAGCTGCCACGACATTGAAGCCTGCATGAAATATTGTTTACTATTGTTTTTGCTGCTATTGCTGGGGCAGTGGAATCCAATGTGGGTATTGTTACTAATTGTCTGGTTGTCCATTGTACTTTTATTTGAGTTGCATTTTGTGGAACACTTCACATGACAGGCTGCACTGCAGCGCCTTCATCTCATCCCTAAATTTAATAAACCTTCCCCTATTTAACCCCTACCATGGCGCCTCGGCGAGTAAAGCGTGCAAATGTCTATGACCTGTATCGCACATGCAAGCAGGCAGGCACCTGTCCTCCGGATGTGATACCTAAGGTGGAAGGGAAGACGATAGCAGACAAGATATTGCAGTATGGAAGCATGGGCGTTTATTTAGGCGGCCTAGGCATTGGAACAGGTTCTGGAAAGCCAGGAACAGGAGGCTATATTCCACTCAGAGGTGGGGGCTCTACCACTTCACTATCAAGCAAACCTTTTGCTGGGGGGATACCCTTAGAAACCTTAGAAGGGATAGGGGCATTCCGGCCTGGCATAGTGGAAGATGCAGGGCCTGCTTTAGAAGGCATTCTTCCTGACGCACCAGCAGTTGTCACTCCTGAGGCAGTGCCAGTGGATGAGGGGTTAAGTGGGCTAGATATTTCCAGGGAATTAAGCCAGGAACAAATTCTCAGCTTTCTCCACCCTGAGGGTCCGGATGATATTGCAGTACTTGAGGTAAGGCCAACAGAACATGATCAGGCACATTTGCTGTCTACAAGCACACACCCAAATCCACTGTTTCAGGGTCCTGTACAGCAGGCACGAATTATTGCAGAAACATCTGGTGCAGAAAACGTTTTTGTGGGTGGAAGTGGCATTGGAAGCAATGCAGGAGAGGACATTGAACTGACACTGTTTGCTGAACCAAGGACAAGTACACCTGAGGTGCCTATTAAACGTTCTCGGGGCATTTTCAATTGGTTTAGCAGGCGCTACTATACACAGGTACCTGTCGAAGACCCAGACGAGATTGCTGCTGCAGGCTCGTATGTCTTTGAGAATCCTGTATACGATTCAAAGGCGTTCAAACCTGCGCAGCAGCCGGACATTACTCTACAGGATGAAGCTTCTGTCACTGGGCGGGACGCTGCAAGATTGCTGGCGGGACCCTCGGGCAGGATTGGGTGGAGTCGTATCACACGACCCACTAGTCTTGGAACACGTAGTGGCGTGAGGGTAGGCCCTCTTTATCATTTACGATCCTCTTTCAGCACTATCCATAGTCCTGAGACAATAGAGCTAATACCCACAGTACTTGAGGATGATACTGAGGTGCTTACAGGTGTTCCTGAGAGAGACACTGGTTTTGATGATGTGGATTTGGACAGTATAGCAAGTGACAGTCCATTACTACCTGAGCGGCATCACCTTGCTTTTGGAGCAAGGCGGTCTCACATTCCAATTGTGGCACGACCAGGTGTTCAAACTGGTACAGTGATTGATACACGTCAGATGGCTGAAAACTCTGTTTACGTGTCGGACAATGGAGGACAGGAGTCACAGCAGACGCCCACTGTGGTAATCAATGGCAACATTAATGTGTCCATGGAATATTTTAGGCATTACTATTTGCACCCTAGCCTTCTAGGTCGCAAACGAAAACGTCTATTCGGTTAATGTTTTACAGATGGCGTTCTGGCAGCCTAGTCAAAGGCTATACCTGCCTCCCACACCTGTGACAAAGGTGCTGTGCTCTGAGCAATATATTAGGCGTAAGGACGTATTTTATCACGGGGAGACGGAGCGCATGCTCACTGTAGGGCATCCATATTATGAAATTAAACAATCAGGGTCTGGGAAAACCATTCCAAAGGTTTCACCTAATCAATATCGTGTTTTTCGGATCTTACTGCCGGATCCCAACCAGTTTGCTCTTCCAGATAAAGCCATGTATGACCCAAGTAAGGAAAGGCTAGTCTGGGCTGTTGTGGGGGTACAGGTGTCTAGAGGACAACCTTTAGGTGGCTCTGTTTCAGGACATTCGTATCAGAACACTCTGATTGATGCGGAGAATGTTAGTAAAAAGGTAAATGCACAGGGCACAGATGACAGGAAGCAGGGAGGCATGGACGTCAAGCAACAGCAAATTCTACTGCTAGGATGCACCCCAGCTATTGGTGAGTATTGGACAACTGCTAGGCCCTGCGTTACAGATAGGCCAGAGACTGGCTCCTGCCCCCCTATAGAACTAAAAAACAAACCTATAGAAGATGGTGATATGATGGATATTGGCTTTGGTGCAGCTAATTTCAAAGAGTTAAATGCCACAAAGTCAGATCTCCCTTTAGATATTGCAAAAGATATTTGTTTGTATCCTGATTATTTAAAGATGACTGAAGAAGCGGCTGGCAACAGTATGTTTTTTTTTGCTCGGAAAGAACAAGTTTATGTTCGCCACATCTGGTCGCGTGGGGGTACCGACAAAGAAATGCCTCCAGAGGCATACTTTCTGAAGCCAAAGGGTGGGGACCAAACACAGAAAATGCCTAGTATTCTTTTTGGAGTGCCAAGTGGCAGTTTAGTTTCTACAGATGGACAATTGTTTAATAGACCTTACTGGCTGTTTCGTGCACAGGGCATGAATAATGGCATATGCTGGCTTAATCAACTGTTTGTTACTGTTGGTGACAATACAAGAGGAACCACATTAACCATTACGGTGCCTACATCCGGGTCCCCACTCACTGAATATGACACGAGCAAATTTAATGTTTTTCAAAGGCATGTTGAAGAATATAAGCTTGCCTTTGTATTTCAGCTTTGCTCTGTCACTCTAAGTCCAGAAACCGTCTCACATCTCCAGGGGTTAATGCCTTCGATCCTGGAACACTGGGATATTAACATGCAGCCTCCTACGTCCTCGATTCTTGAGGATACTTACAGATATCTTGAATCACCTGCTACTAAATGTGCAGATAATGTAACCCCTATGGGACCTGAAGATCCCTATGCTGGTTTAAAGTTTTGGGAGGTGAATCTAAAAGAAAGGTTGTCTCTTGATCTTGATCAATTTCCTCTGGGACGGCGTTTTCTTGCGCAGCAAGGATTAGGGTGCAGTACTAGAAAGAGGGTTGCACCTGTCCCTAAGGTCACCGAAAAAAGGATTGTTAGGAAAAGAAGAAAGGGGAATTAAGGGCATGAAATCTTAAAAACTGCTGTGTTTGCTAAATAAATGCAATTTTTCTTATGTGTCAAGAGTTTATGTGTCATGTCCTGCTGTTCAGTCCAACTTGCACCACACCCGGTGCTGGCATCTGATTAGACGCAGTGTCAGCAGCTTTATGAAAAGCAGACACTTGGCTAGACACACAGGCGCCTGGCGCCCTCATCGAATTGGCGCACCGCTGGCGTTCGGGATCAAATTTCCTCTACCGCTGCCGGTTGTTAAAGCGCCCTTCCTGTACCGTTCCCGGTAGCGCCTCTTCTCTCCCTTCAGCGCTACCGCTCCCGGTGTGCATGGTAAGTAGGCGGTCATTGTCGAAGAGAACTGGTAAGCAAGTCCGAACAAGAAAAATGCTTGGCGCAACGCTGACGGTAGTCGCTACCGTCCGCGGTGCTCGCTTTTCTAAGAAATGCTCAAACGGTCTCTTGCTAGCTCTGCTCCTATTGGCTGTGCTGAAATTACTCACGCCGCTTTGCCTGTACCGTGAACGGTTTTGAATCCTACTTTTTCTCAGGGAATGATTGTT